TATATGCCAGTAGAATTGTTATACTGGTGCATAGTCGCGTTGATCTTGACGATAAACTCAACAAATGTATCAGCGCCTGTTGCTGTCTCACGAACCACATCAATGATGCGGATAGGCAGCGTGTTAGTAGTAGTTTGAGTGCCTTCATCAATCGCTACTGCTGAATTACCAGTGGTGGTAGAGCCAGCGTTTTGAATCAAAGCAATGTTACTACCAATAGCAGCGATGCCCATTCCGGCCACGGTTGTGGTTGCAGAACAAGAGACTACTTGGAACAGCGTATCAGGATCATCTGCAACAACTGCAAAAATCTGCGTGCCAGACTTGATAGACTGACTTGCTGGATAAAATTGCTGTTGCTGGACTTGACCATTACTGTTAGTAAAACTTACGCCCAAGAACACACCGCAAGGAGTGGCAGTTGTTGTGCCATTATCTAACTCGATTGTTCCTGATGTAATACGCTTTACCAAATCACCATAGAAAATGCTGGTGGCATAACCACTTGCAATTTCCATCAGACGGGTTGCACCCGCAAATACCTGTCCACCTATTAGGTTTACAGGCTTTAGACCGTAAGGGGCCGAGACTGTAGGATAAGCCATAAAGACTCCTATTTATTTAAGTACCAGAACCGAAAGTAACCTTAGACTTTTTCTCTGAAAAAAGAGGCATTCTAGGATCATTTTCACGAAGGAAATTGTTATCCACCGAGTCAATCTGAGACTTATTTTGCTTGTCGTAATAATCGGCACGCTGTTTTAAGAACTCTTCAGGAATACGGCACAATAACAACCCACCAATTTCAATACCGCCTTTAAAGCGGCCTTCAACGGTGGCGTGCATCATAAGCTCGGGATAATCCTCTGCTTTGCAGGGTTCATATCCTTCACGTAACTTAGAAGAAATATTACTAGGATCAGCTATACCCATTGTACTAATGCGAACGTATCTATGTTTCCAACCGGGACGGTCTTCAGGCATAGGCAGTGTCTCGGGCGGACGCCACGCTTCAGGGCGCTGCATCTTCTGACGAGTATCCGCTTCACGGGCAGTACGATTTTGTGTCTTCTCAGACGATAAAACTTGATCCATTATTCACCTCTTCTTAGTTGAGCAACCTGTTTAGCGTATTCTTCCAAAGGAACCCCAAGACGGCGAGCAATCGCTGCTTCAGATGCCTTCAGCCTAATACGATTAGGCGGAGTGCTACGGGAGGCGGGTGCCACCACGTTAGCGGGCTTTGTTGCACGGCGCGGGGTTTCATCCTCGTAAGCCGGTTCTGATGCCTTTTTCGAAGGGGCGTCATCTTCATAGCTCTGAGCACCGTCATAGTACTCAGGAAATCGTCGACGCATTGTAGCGTCTACTTGTTTGTAGTAGTCATCAGACCCCACAAAGTTAGCACCATGTTCCTTTGCCAGCTTTTGATGCAACCCAAGGGCGGAAGCTGTCATTTCAGGATCGGTGCCAAACCAAGTGTTTTTCTGCATCCAACTTTCATCTTTTGGAGTAACAGAGGGTTGATTTGTACTACGTTGTTGTATTTGTACATTATTTTCTTCGGCTTGTAAAGGCCTCATGTTCTGAACTTTATCTAAATTCAGCGTTGCCCGTGAAACTTCAGCCTGTGCTTCTACAACAGCATCAGAATCCCCAGACTCATAAGCCTCTTTGTATCTCTTCTTGGCATTCTCAAATTCCATCCCAGCGGAACTCTTTGACTGCTCGATGTACGCTCTTGACCCAAGCGAGACTTGCTCCTGTAGCCTGCGGTTTTGATCCCACAATTGCTTGGTTATTCTTTCAGCCGCCTCACGCTCGCGCAGTGCTTCTTCTTTGGCACGGCGTTCATCATGGTAGCCACGTGTAAATTTCTTTAGGCGCAACTGGACTTTCTCGTCATAAGTGGCGAGTTCATCTTCAGTGGGGTCTTCAGGTGGTGAATCGTCGGGCTTACGGCCACGATCTCTACGAGGCGTATCGTCTTCAATTTCTACATCAAAGCTACCATCGTCTGTATCTACGGGTTTACCCTTAGCTTCTTCATCCTCATGAGGAAACTTAAAGTCGTCTTTTAACTCAGCTTGTGCCATGTGTTACTCCTTATGATGCACGTGTAATGCCACGGGGGTCTTCCACGACTGCTTCAACCGAATCATCATTGAGGATGCGGAATTCACGGCCATGAATCTTCAGGCGTGTACCTGAATTAGGGCGGATGATGACAAAGTCACCCTCCTTGCAACTCGGCCCGCTTGGGAAACGAGTGGTATCTTTGTAGCAGTCAGGCCCAAGCTTGACCACAAACAACACGGGTGTCAGCACTTCTTCATGGTGCATGACTTGGCTTGATTTAATTAAGCCAACTTCGCTATCAGCAAACTCTTCCATAGCTTCCGGCACTACACAAAGTAGGTGAAAAGTTTTAGGGTCAGGCAACTGCTTAGCTTTATCTTCGGACGGCTTATTAAGAATGCCAGATAAGTCCACAGCAGCAACGTTAAATTCAGTCATCAGATTTCTCCATTTTTTGCACGAGGTCATTAATTACATTCTCTGCTAGGTTAAGACCCCGGATTACCCCACAGATACTTCGATACTCTTCAATGTCAGCGGCTCTGCCGTTGGCAAGGTGAAAAGCCTGTTCCGCTCTAAGTCGTTCTATCTCGTTAGTGATATACGACAAAAGTTTGTAGTCGTTCAATCTCTCTCCCTTTTAGGTTTCTGATTTGCTCTTTGGCCTGCCATTTGGATGGCCATCTGAGCCTTGTGCTTGGCGATATCAGCGCCAATTCGAGTGCCTTCAAGAAGTTGTTGCTTTTGAAGTTTGTCTTTAGCAGCAGCAGCGCTTGCGCCCACTTGCATAGCTGCAATTTCTTTTTGAGCTGCAATACGTGATTCTTCAATACGGAGTTGGTCAGCCTTAGCCGCCGCATCAATTTGTTGCTTTTGGACTTTAAGTTGAAGCTCTTGCATCTTGATTTGCAACTCTTGCTGCTGCATCTGAATAAGCGGGTCTTGCGCTTGCTGCTGAGCCTGTTGTTGCGCGGCCATTGACTGGGCTTGCTGAGTCATACGAGTAGACGCTTGTGCAGCTAATTGTGCAACTTGTGCAGCTACTTCTGGAGCCATGTTCTTTTCTTGATCCTCTGTAGGCAACAACAATCCAACTGTTTGCTCAATCTCTTTGCGATATGCGTACGCCAAGTGCTCGTTGATGTGAGCCATCATCGCAGCTATAAGTGCTTGACCCTGTGGGGTCTGCCCAACTAAACCCATGATCTTGGGGTTCTGAAGCATGCTTGTGTGCACTGCAATATGCGCTTGGTGATCTTGCTCAATAAACGCCTTTACAGGCTTGCCTGTTAACACGTTCTGGTTCTCTTGCACTGGGTCTGTAGCTGTTGCATCATCCTCAATTGGGATTAACTTAGCTGCGTTCTTAATGCCCAACACCTCGATCATCTGACGGTGCAGGAGTGGCAAGTTGTAGAGTTGTGGTGCTGTTTGCGCTAATTGCAGTGCAGCTTGGTATTGCACAATCTTCTGCGCCATTGTTGCAGCGTTTGGATCACTCACAGGAATCACAGCGACCATGTCGTAGTCAGACTTCTTAGCACGGCGTGAACCATCGACTGGCTCGTAGTCATACTCTTCTGGTGTGTAGTCAGCAATGATTGCTTTTAAAAGACGGAACTCTTGACGCATCGAGTAGTGCATACGCGCTTGCACTGCACCCATCACTTTTAACGTACGCTCAAGAATAGCCAGCGTTGTACCCACGGGTGCTTGCGCACTCATGTCACTGACGTTCATATCTCCTGCGGATGCAAACTGTCTACCCTCTTGCACAATGTTCTGGAACAAGGCAAAGAGAACCTGACTGGGCTCCTTGTAAGGCAGAGGCAAGATGTTGTCTCGGATGGATCCGCTTGGTACGTCAACATCACGAAACTCTCCCGGTGCGATAGGCGTGTCGTCGCCCTTGACTCGGAGTCCCCGTGACTTGAGGCCACCCGGTAAGTTAGATAGCGTACCTGCATCAACGAGCTGCCTGATGAGCATGGTCGCGCTCTTCGCATATCCGCCGATAAGGTGAATGAGACCATATCCATAAAAGCCAAACCCCGGTATGTATTGATAGTGAACAAAGTGTTGGCGCTTAATGTGCAGCGAGTCATCCTCATACCAATTGCGGCGAATGGCAAGAATCTTAGTTGTTGCTTTCTCAACAGTTACAACATACGGCAGTGCGATACCCGTCATCTCACCATCTTTATCAACGTGCTCGTATCCCTTCAAGTCAAGGTCAACGTGCATCTCAAGTATGCGATACCTCTCATCCTGCACCGCTGACATGCCTGTCTCTTCAGCTTTCTGTTTCTCAATATCATCAAGCTCACCGGACGGCTCACCCAACTCTACGTCGCTGTAGAACCCAGCATCCTGCAACTTAAGAATCTCATTCTCAGTCTTACGCATCACGTGCGTAACCCGCTCGGCACGCTCTAAGTTAGACGCGCCATAAGGAACAACAATGTCTTCCGCTGGGATGAACATCGCAACTTGACGTCCAATGCTTGGGTCGTAGTAGACCTTCTTAAACGCCGAACCAGACAGAGGTAAATTCCACAACAACTTCTCATGCTCTGGGCGATACTCAACCATCACCTCAGTGAGTTGGTAGTTCATGTCTTCTCTTACGCGAGCAGACGCTTCTTCTTTACCGGGAGTATCTTTCCCCAAGATTTGCGTCTTCACTGGGCCAGCGGCGGGGAACGTCTCCATGATGCCTTCACTTTGAAATCTAACGACGCTTTCTGTCAACATGGGGTGGAACACACCACAAGCACCGGCCCACGGCTCTGTTCTTTCCTCGTACTTTAAGCCTAGTAACTTTAAGCCGTCAACATAGGTTCTAATCCAATCTTTGCGATCACCAATGTCTTTATCAAACTCAGCAACCAACTCACCACCAAGAGAGTTAAGCGCACTGTCGTCCATGAAGTCAGCAAGGTTGGCATCAAAATCTTCATCATCTTCTTTACCGGGCTCCAGTTCAATCTCAATATCACCCATGCTAATACGCACACCTTCGGGGTCTTCAATCTCAATCTCTATTGGGGGAGCCATATCCATATCGTCTTCGATACCCAAGGGGGCTGCGTACAAACCTTTGTCTATTGAATTCGTTGCCATAATTTATCCTTAAACTGTATAGAACCGCTCGCGGCGGTGACTTTTAAACCATTTAATCTCTTCGGGCTCATCGCTTGGTAAACGTAAGAACCCACCCTGACGAAAGCGCATAAGCGCTAAAGTTGTTGAGTCAACCAAGTCATCATGCTCGCCTGACGGAAATGCTGCAACTTCATCTACTAGCTCTTCTGCCCAGCGGGTCTGTGGAACCCACACTTTCCCACTCGCAATTATGTCTGAGACCGAGTTCAAGCGGGCAATTTTGTCTTGGCCTTTACCCGGTGTAAACTCTTGCACAGGTATACCCATTGCTCTTAAGTCATAAATTAGCGGCGCACCGGACGCCTTCTTCTCTACGATCAGTGAGTCGGGCTCATACTCGTTGTACTCTCTGAGCACATCTCGCTTTAGTTCTGGAAACTCAACCCGCTTCTTATACGTGTTGAGCAAAATAATGTTAGGGGCAAAGTTATCTTCTTCGCAGTTAAAAATGCCCCACGTTGTCCCTGCGGAATAGTCAGCACGCTGGGATTTTTCAAACGCCGTATCCCACGACTGTAGAATATAGTCGCAAACTGGCGGATCGTCTTTCTCCCACCACTTCCACCAATCACGCTTAACAATTGCGCTCTCGTTGCCAATAGGGTTCTGCTGATACTGCGCTTGCCACTTACTATTAGGCAACTCTTCCCGTAAAGCCTCAAGTTCTTCTCTGCTCCAAAACTGTGGCCACACTGGATTACCTGAAGGCAAGATTGCAGGAAACTCAATCACTTCCCACTCTTCACCTGATCTTTGCGCCGCAGATTTAAGCACCTGACCCGTCAAATCTCTTGCTGCCCAGCGTGTCATCACGATCACAATTGCTCCACCCGGCTGCAGACGCTGACGAGGGCCGGATGTGTACCACTCATACACCTTGTCGTAGATGTCTGGGTTACTAGCTGCCATTGCAGCCTCTTGTTCTGAGTGCGGATCGTCAATAATGAGCACATCTGCACCCTTACCGGTCACTGTACCGCCTACACCAATCGCAAAATAGTCGCCGCCCTTGCTGGTATTCCACCTTCCGGCTGCTTTTGAGTCCTGTTGGAGTGCTAAATTAGGAAAGATACCGTTATAAACGTCCGAATCCACCAAATTTCGCACTTTTCGACCAAATCCGACCGCCAATTCGCCCGTGTTAGACGCCTGAATAACTTTTTTATGTGGAAACTTGCCCAAAAACCAAGCTGGAAGCAGGTATGAAGCAAACTCAGACTTAGTATGACGGGGAGGCATATTAATAATAAGCCGCTTGCAAGTACCATTTGCCACACGCTCAAAGGCTTCTGCCATTCGCTTGTGGTGTGCACCAGATATGAATGTGGGCCACACTCGTTCAACAAATTTGATGAATTTTTCTTGGCAAAGTTCACGGTCTTTGAGTTTCTCGAGTTTAACAAGCGAAGCTTCTAGCACGCGCAGGTCAGCGTCCGACAGTTTGCCGGTACTTATTGCCGCTTCAATGTCTTTAAGCGTTAGGCTCATGGCGACGAGCTCTGCTCGGGTGAAGGCTCATTGTTAGGTACGTCTTCGCGGGTATCTTCTGCTGGGCCTAGTAGCGTATCCAGATCATCTAAGGGCGTTACGTCTGTAATCTCTGCATTCATGAGCCGCTTGATGCGCTCTTTAATAGAATCTTCGAGCCCTTTGCTCGTAGTGTGGTGCACAGTAATCTCACTGCGTTCAGTAAATAGACCAATATCTGAATGTTTGCCAAGAAGCTCAAGCGCTTTGATCTCAATCTTCGGATCACCACAATCAGTCATCTTGACTAACTTATTTGTAATAAAGGTGCGGGCCTGTTGTATATCTGCAAATGCTTGAAAGTCAAACGTCTGGATAAGGACTGAGGCAGCTTTGGCTTCAGCAGCACTTTGTATGTGTTTAGGCGCAAGGGGTTTATCAACACCTTTGATTACTTCGGCAACCGAATGTAAGTCTTTATCAGCAAAATCAATGGTGGGGCCTAGAGATTCCAACGCAGCCGTAGTGTTTACAGCGATAGCGATGCCGTCCTTGTGAGTCTTGGGCTGCTCATCGGACAGATCGAACGGTAGCTTGTGCTCCGTTGTTGGTTGGATTTCAATCATAGGCACCGTAGGTAAACGGGAATGCCCAGAATGTAACATAACTTTTTAAATTTTTGCAAAATTTTTTTGAGTGGGCCTTTTATTTTTGCACCGGGGGGTGTTTCTATATTGGGCTTTATATCATTGTGGTACAGAAAACATAAGGGGGAGGGGGGTATTTTTAAATGAAGTCATCGAGTGAGCAACACAGTGTGTATGTGGTTGGGGGACTCCTTGCTGTCAATTTGGGGTGTGCCCCCTCGCTGGGCGCGGGTTTCTAACTTTTGTTAGGGTCACCCCCATCGAATTATCGTATAGAAAAGGCTTGCAATGTATACCACAATTTGCTAAGATAGACCTATGGCAACGGATTTGTTGCTGTACCGGTTAGGCGGTTTCCTAACATACGTTAGAAGGTATCAGTATCATGACATCAGTTATCACCACAAACACAAACGATTCTATTCTCGATCAAGCCGAGATTGCATTAGTTGACGGCGTAAGCAAAACGGGTGACCTTATTCAGAATTATGCGAATGTGTTGTGCCAAGTGTTCGATCGTAAGGACACAAACGGCAACACTATCGAGAAATGGTTTAACCTTGTCGGTGCGGAGAAAAAGGGTATCAAGGCACGTCGTGCGTCATTCGTACAACGTATGATTGTTAGGGGTCACGTCAAACCCGACGGCAAACCCACGGCAACAGTTGACACATATTGGATGCGGGTTAAGGAAGCTAGCGGATATGTGCCAAAGGGTAGAGTGTTAGGCGGTACAGACGTAGACAGTAAGACCATGGCAGAACTGAAAACCATGATAAACCGCATCTTGAAATCGGAGGAAGACGGACAAGATTGCAACGCATCACAATGGAAACGTGAACTGATGCAAGTATTCGAGGGCATGGGCGGAGACGTTGACACCCTCGGCTAAGTAAGGGGAACCTAGGGGAAACCCTAGGTTCTAACATTTGTTAGATTTTATCGGAGAAAATTATGCACAAGATTTGGTTCCGCCCTCATGGTTCATCAGGGGCTCTTAGCGTAGAAGTTAACACGGTTTTTGCTTCGCACGTTTGGGACTTGCTGAACAAAGAATTTTTAATGGTTTCAGACCGCCCCTAAACCTAACATTTGTTAGAACCAAGCCCCGCTAGTCGGGGCTTTTTTGCGTCTGTTCCTAACAAATGTTAGCGTACCACTATGTTATTTTTCTCCAGAATTTTTGCGATGTACCAGTTCTCTGTGCGGGGGTAGGGGTAAGCATCGTGGGCTACAGAGCTTGGCTTAAAAGTATCGTTGCACCAGTTCTCTGTGCGGGGGTAGGATTAAGCCTTTCTAACAAATGTTATGTTTCTGTGTGACGTTTTTAGGGGTAATGTTACGTTACGTTTTACGTAAGTCGTTGATTTTAAAGCAATGTTACATGTTACGTTTTTTTTGAAATGAGTGTGAGAGTCCGCAGGGACAAAGCAAGGCAGAAAGTGCAATCTGTGGTATAGGATAATCTAGGAAAGCCTTATATATAATATTGTAAAAAACTTAACTTTATAACATTACACAATTTTTCTTCCGCAAACCCTTGATTCTATTGGGTTTCATAATGTTATATGTCAAAACTTTTCAACGTAACATTCCACAACATTGCCCCTAAAAACATAACACTCAAAACGTAACATTACTGCACCGATGCACACCCCGAAATACTTGACTTATATGTAACTTTGTGGTATAATATAAAGATGGGTTGGGGTTATTGTTTTGTAACATTACCAAGCCCATGAAGCGCAAACCTAACATTTGTTAGGAATGTAACATTAGAAAATTAGAAAGGTCAGAGAATGGTAAACGTAACATTAGATTGGAAACTATGCCGTGATTGCGGTGATGAGGTACACATTGAGCGATGGCACTTGGGTTATCGCCACTGCCTATTCTGCGGTGAAGAAGCCGCCAAGGTCGAGCGCATGAGTTGGTGCGTAGTCCAAGAGTACGGCAAGGGTAACTACCAACTTGTTACACCTGCGAGTGCACGTACAACGCTCAAACAGACTAATCAAAAAGAACTGAGGGGCTGAGCCATGAGTGCAACACCAAGGTACAAGAAGGTAGACAAGGTTACGCCTGTGCGTCAGACCGACTACTTACAAATGTTAGGAGAGGCGATGAAGTTTGCAAGGGTGCAAGAGTCCAAGCCCATGCTGTCAGTTAAAGAGTTGCCCATACAAACCAAGAAGGAGATACAAGAATGACACCTGATGAAATAAAACAACACTTTGGCGAGGACTCGCTGAACCTTTTATACGACTGCATATTGCAGAACACTACGTATGCGCTAGCCGATTGGATACTTGAGCTAACGTCTGAGAAGGACATTGCCACTTGGATAGCTGATTTAAAAGCTGACGAGGAGGGCTAACAAATGTTAACAAGATGGGAGAAGATCGAACGCGTGGTGATACTGCTTGCCTGTATTGTGCTAGCCCTTGACTTGCTTTACTGGAGACCATGATGCCGAGGCGCAAGAAGAAGTACATGCTTCTACGTGGGTACTCGGGTAGATTCATTGTGGTTGGGCGGGAATGGTACGACCACAAAGGAATAGCCAAGCTACGAGGCGACCGCAAGCAATGGTGGATTGCCGCACAAAGTAACGACCAAGTAATGTTACAAAAGATGGCAGGGCTTACTGGTAAACACTTAAAGATGGAGGTATACCATGAACAAGATGGGATTGTTACAAGACGAGAGTGAGGGGTACGAGCCCCAACGACTGAGCAAGTGGTTCGCTAGCCGACTGGATGCGAGAGAAGTGGTACGAAATAACTTTAGAAAGGAACTAACAAATGTTAGAAGCAAGTCTCAAGATGAAACTGTTCTACCCTGTGCGACCATGGGAGAACGAGCCCGACCATGCCGAGTGGGTGCAAGAACCTAGCGGATACAAATGCCGTATATCTAGGATGGAAGGTTCGGGTGCGCTATGTGGTTACGTGGGCATACCCAAAGGGCATACGTATTGGGGCGTGATCTATGACGAGGGTAACGAAGAACTAGATGCCATTGCTGACGATGTGCATGGTGGGTTCACCTATACGGAGGAAGGCAAAGATGGGTTTTGGTACTTTGGGTTCGACACAACCCATATCAATGACTTTGCACCTAAGTTGGTAGAGCTACTGATTGAGTTCGGTCGCAAGGACTTGCCGTTCACCGACTGCATGAACTACAAGACATGGGAGTTTGTCGAAGACCAAATCCATTGGCTAGGCAAGCGACTATGGTCGTATGACCAGTATCACGGGGGGTGCAGAAATGTCTAGAGAGCAGTACTACCTATGCCGAGTGCCAAGTACTAAGTTAGTAATCATATTGAAGGAGGGGGACTACAACTACATGCGTAACCATGAGAGAAGTTTGCGTGTGCCTGACCCTGAGTACAACATTGTTCTGCTAGCACAGGGGTACAAGGAAGAGGTGAAAGCGTTTTACGAACTAATCAACGGAAAGGAACTAAATGTATAGGGTTGCAGGGTGGTGGGTGTTGTACCTAGACCACAGAAAGTATGCGGATGTTGTACGAGAAAACGACTTCCATGAGTTCAAGCGACTTAAAGGTTGGACTCACGTAGCAGATGGTAGATGTGAGGATATGGAAGCAATGGCAAAACTATTGAATTGCCAAGGGACAAACTTTTTTAACTATGGAGGTCTAACAAATGTTAGCTAGGTACTACGTGACAGGGTGGAGTGGTAGGTTCGGCATGTGGATTGCCGAGAGCCTCGAAGCCAAGAGTAAAGTAGCGGCAAGGGAAAGGTTTACGACCAAGTACCCAACGCTTAAGACTATTAAGGCATACAAATTGAGAGGGGGGAACTAGGAAAACATACCATGAAATACTTGACATACCCATTTAAATGTGGTATAATATAAGTTGATATGGATAATTGTGTCTGTATCAGCGTAGGTGTAGGCATGTTACAAATGCAGAGTAATTTTGTAAACGTCAACACTAACAAATGTTAGAAATATCAGAGTAATCAGAAGGATTGAAAATGGCAGAAATCAATTTTGGTAAGAGCATCACGCTTAAACAAGCGGCAAACCTTATCCGCACAAACCCAACGACTCGGTTCTTGTTGCAAGGCGAGCCCGGGATTGGGAAGTCCTCCCTACTAGAGAATATCGCCGACTCCCTCGGCTTTGAGTATGCCTATATCGACGTACCCAATATGGACTTGGGCGATATCGCAATGCCTGTGATCGACCACGACTCCAAGACCACACGCTACTACCCCAATGCACGTTTTCGTATCCATGAGAACAAGCCATTGGTCATCATGCTCGATGAGTTCACGAAGGGTGCTGACCCTGTGAAGAACATGCTTCACCCTATGCTTGAGAAGGCAAACCCACGACTCGGTGACATACCCCTGACCGCTAATACCATAGTGTTCTTAACAGGCAACCTAACGACCGATGGGGTGGGCGACTCCCTCAAAGCGCATAGCCGTAACCGACTAGTCCCAGTAACTATTGCCAAACCCGATGCCGAGCAGTGGATTGAGTGGGCTATTGGTAAGGGACTCGAAGCCGAGGTGATTGCATGGGTGAATCGATTCCCTCACGTACTCGCAAGCTATACCGATGCGGCACAAGGTGACAACCCATACATCTACAACCCACGCAAGGCTCAGCATGCGTTCGTATCACCACGCTCATTGGAGACAGCATCGAACATTGTACAGACCCGCAAGCAGAACGACCCTGATTCGGTGATTGCCGCTTTGACCGGTGCGATTGGTGAATCGGGTGCTAGAGATATGCAAGCGTACATTGAGTTCTCAGATCAACTGCCCACATGGGAAGCCACGATCAAAGAGCCAAAGACTACGACTGTACCCACAAGTCCGGGCGCATGTGCCATTGTGGTGTTCGGTGCTATCTCTCGGATTACGAAAGACACCATTAGTCCATTCATGGATTACTTGTCTCGATTCGATGCCGAGTGGCAAGCCGTGTTCGCTATCAACATTGCCAAGAACCCTGCGAAGCAGAGTATCGCTTTCTCAAGCAATGCGTTCAAGGACTGGGTCGTTAAGAACCAAGACCTACTGTGAGATACCTAACAAATGTTAGAAGGACTAAACGGAATGAGCGCATCAGACTTCAGAAGGTACATCACCCAATGGGTAACAGAGCATGACAAGTGCGGCAAAACTGCGGAGAGCATAAAGATTGTTGGGTATTGCGTACGTGACACAGATTCTTTCGAATGGACAACTGTGTTCGAGCATGCCGACAAGGTTGTGTGCGAGAAGGTAGCAAACATACTTAACGAAGGAGAAGGTAATGGGATACAGAAGTGATGTTATGGCGGTGTTCTACACCTACGACCCTACGGAGTACCCTGCAATGAAGCTATTCATTGACGAGAACGTGCCTGAGTTCTTCAGGGGTGACGAGTACATGCGGTTGTTTAGTGGTGGTATGCCTAAACACGTACAGGGTATTAAGTTCACCATGAATGGGATGAAGTGGTATCCATCGTACCCCGATGTACAGGGGTTCGAGCAAGCGATCGAGAAGTTTGAGAAGCTCAGCGATGGTGGAGATAAGTGGATGTGGGAGTTTGTGCGTCTAGGAGAGGAGGTGGAAGACGTAGAGGAGAGATGTGGTGGGGAAGCCGAGGGCTTACTGTATGTGAATAGAAGTATTGAGTGTGATTTTTAAACAACGAAAGGTAACAAATGTTAGAAGAACGTAAGGTACAGAAGGCGAAGATTACATTGATGCGTGACCCGAGGTTCGCCCTTTGGTCTGGTATCTTGATGGTTGGGCGTACGAGTGTAGTGGATAACATCCCAACTGCATGCACCAACGGAAGAGACGAGAAGTATGGTCGTAAGTTCGTGGCTATGCTCAAAGAGCCTGAGTTGAATTTCGTGGTACTCCATGAGAATCTGCACAAGGCTTTCCGTCACTTGACTACATGGCGTAAGTTGCATGACGAGAATCATTCGCTGGCAAATGCGGCTTGTGACTACGTGATTAACCTCAAGCTCAAAGACCTCGATCCTAGCGAGCGTGTCATTGCCATGCCACGTTGGGCAGATGGTGAGTTGAAGGGTAAGCCGATGGGCTTGATCGATGAGAAGTATCGTGGACTCAATGCCAAGCAAGTGTTCGACCTACTCAAAGAGGAGGAGAAGAGTGGTGGATCTGGCAAAGGTGAAGGCGAAGGCAATGGCTCAGGTGAGGGCGAAGGTGGTACAGGTACGAGCCAAGGTCAAGGTCAGGGCGGGTTCGATGACCACGATTGGGATGGTGCGAAGGAGATGACCGAGGAGGAGAAGAAGGTTCTCGAGCGTGAGATCGATCAGGCTATTCGCCAAGGAGTAATGGCGCATCAAAAGATAGCGGGAACTGGTGGAGGTGATCTCGATCGGGACTTACTCGAGTTGCTCGAACCCAAGGTCGACTGGCGTGAAATGTTGCGTGATTTCGTGAAGGCTACGTGTAGCGCAAAAGATACATCGTCATGGCGTAGGGTGAATCGTAGGTTCTTGTCTATGGGTACGTACATGCCTAGCCTGATCGGTGAGAAGGTTGGTCACTTGGTTATTGCTGTGGATACGTCAGGGTCAGTAGGTCAGGAAGAGCTGTCGGGATTCCTAACAGAAGTTAGGGGCATCGCAGAAGAAGTTAAACCTAGCCAAGTGGACTTGATCTATTGGGATAGCCGAGTAGCCGCACACGAAGAGTACACCGAGAGCGATGTATCTAACATCATCAATTCTACTAAACCTAGAGGCGGTGGTGGTACTTCACCCTCATGTGTATCTGAGTATCTAAAAGAGAAACGTATCGAGCCCGAGTGCATCATCGTTCTAACCGATGGGTACGTGGGTAATGATTGGGGTCGTGATTGGACTGCCCCTGTACTGTGGGCGATCGTAGGAGGAAACGATTGTGTTGCAGACAACGGTAAAACGATTCTTGTCAAGGATTAAATGGTGGTGGTTCATAACAAATGTTAGGAGGTATCAGATGGTAGTAGTTGACATTGGATATAAGAAGTTAGTGATGAGCAAAGACAAGGCAATGCTGTTGGTCGAGTGCCTTGAGAGTGCTGACGTATACGAAGAGAAGTGGTGGAGTGATGACGTGCGCAAAGAGAAAGGGATGGATAGCACTTACACCTACCACGTGTATCCGAACGAGGCATCGTTCAACATGAAGATCGTTAGTGACACACATTATCAAATGGCTAGATTAGCCGGAAAACCAATTAAGGAATAATCATGAGTATTAGTGCATCAGCAGTATTAGTAGAGTTGAACATCAGCGTTTGGCCCGCCGCAAAGATCGATCGTGAAATCACGAGCCAAGTCAATGCAAGCGCATCAGCACACAAAGATGCGTCACAGACCAAGAAGAATCTGTTTGCGGGTACAAGCCTACGAGCAGACATTGAGAAGTTTGCCGCAAGGGTTCGTCTTTACAACAACCAACACACCTTACCTTGGGCAGACAAGGGTGAGCGCATGTTGCCGACCAAGTTGTTCATGGACTACAAGCAGACCATGAATGGGTACGAGCGTACGTTTGACATGTTGTGCGATAACTTCTTTGATGAGTACGAAAGGTTGGTTGACGAAGCCAAAGTGAATCTAGGTTCTATGTACAAGGCAGAGGACTACCCCGACCTAACAGATGTTAGGACTAAGTTCAGCTTTAAGCGTAGTGTGAAACCTTTACCCGAAGCTGGTGACTTTCGCCTAGACATACCTGCGCATGACCTAGAGGAGATGAGGTCAGCGTATGAAGTTCAATACTCGGAGAAGCTAGCCGATGCAATGCGTACACCATGGGAACGCCTCCATGAAGTTCTCTTGGGTATGTCCAAGAAGTTGGGAGATACAAGTGACAACAAGAAGCGGTATCACGACTCATTGATTACCAACCCATTGGAGTTGTGTGAGTTGTTGACGAAGCTGAACGTGACTAACGACCCCAAGTTAGAGGATGCACGTAGGCAAGTAGAGCTAGCTATGCTTGGTGCTGACATTGAAGAGGTCAAGGATAGCCCGTTGGTTCGTGAGAATCTAAAGTCTAAGGTCGATGCGATCTTGGGTAAGTTTGAGTGGTAATTTATAACATTTGTTAGGAGTAAGTGAATATGTCTATGAATACATTGAGTTTGAGTAACGTAGTTGTTGGTGAAGACTTGCAGAAGACTATGGACAAGGAGGGGTTTAAGTTGTCAGGCGTGTACGGGATGCTTGACCCTGTGGTTAGCCGACTGGCTTCATTGAATCCATTGTGGACTTTTGTTATCAATAACAGTGGTTTGGGTACAGGTAACAACCGAGTGGCATCAGGATTTCAAGTCAAGCTAGATGGTGAAGAGCTAGGGTCTATCGGGTTGAGTTACATGGGTCAACGCGGAAAGGTTATCGCTATCTGTAACGATCGTATTGGTAAGGGTAGGCAACGTACTGATTCGTATCGCACTGTGGATGCGGATAAAGCTATCCTCATGGCGAAGAAGATGTTTGGCAAGATGAACCCCAATGAGCGTATCAGTAAGGCTAAAGATGCGGCGGAACGTGTAGTGTCTCGAGCAAGCTGGAACAAAGAGCGTGATCGTACCTTGCACCAAGGCAATATTAAAAATGAGATGTTGGTATGGGCTGAGACTAAAGGTAATGCTTTGTTCATGGAATACCTAAAGGTGGAAGCAATACCCTCGCTTAGACACAAAGTTACTACCTCTATGGAAAAGGTAGAGTTACTCGATACCGAAATGAAGACTATCGAGAGAGTGCAACAGGACTTCAGTAAGAATAAAACCGCATTGGTGGTTAAAGATACAGGTAAGTACCTAGTCAAAATAGGTGACAAAGTTGATCTGTACGATGATAATACGCTCCCCGTGGATATGCGTATGAAGATAGGTATGCTTAAACTTGTGGAGGATGAGCATTACCTTACCGATATAGGTTGCAAGGTATCGAGTGAGATATTTGTGTTGTTGGTCGATCTAACAAATGTTAGCGAAGGAGTATGAAATGAACGAAGAAATTAAATATAGCTCAAGGGCTATCCCCCTACGGGGGTGTAACGACCCCAAGTTTAAATATTTTAGCGCCGCCAATACCGATATACGCAGAACATGGCGTAAGGCGCGCTTGCTTATACGCATCACCAAAGGGGCAGCATATGAAAGCCGTACTTGAGTTCACGTACCCACAAGACGAGGGCAAGCTCAAGCATGCGCTAAGAGGTGAAGAGTATTACCTAGCATTGGTTGAGATTGATAGGGCGCTAACAAGTTCGGACAGAGATGACATGCTGTTTAAGGTTAACCGAATACTAGAAAGAATATTAGAGGAGTAAATAAATGCCAAGACCTAAACCGCCTGAACCTATAACGTTCAGAAACATACGAATGTCTGATAGACAGTGGATTATTTTTAATCACTTTGGTGGTGCGCAGTGGCTACGTGAGTTTTTAGAAAAGAAAGACCCATTTCCTAAAAAGTATTACGAAGGATTAAAAAATGACAACAGGAATTGAATACCTAAAACCGGAACAAAAAAAGAAAGGGCGGGGGTTTGGTAAGAAACCCGCACTATTCTGTACGAGCTTGCGTCTAACAAAGGATGTGATGGATTACTTCAACACAAACTATGCGTATACAAAGCAAGCCAAAATGAGAGAAGTTCTTACCGAGTACGTTAACAATCAAACAGGAAATAAATCATGATTCAATTAGCAACAATACCAAAGTCAACCAAGTCAGCACAAATACGTGACTACGTTGCGGCAAACCCAAAAGCTAAGTCAGCAGACGTAGCCGAGGCGGTAGGCGTAACCCCTGCGTATGTAGCCACAGTAATGTGGAACGCAAAGAAGAAAGCCAAGATAGCGAAGAAAGTTGGGGGGATGCAAAAGAAGAAAGCCATGACCGACAAATCTAATTGGAAGACGATTGCGTTTGCTTCATCGGACATTCCTTTTTATAAGGATTCAGTTATAGATACGACACCCAAACGTATGGCACAACTTGCGTATGAAGCGGGTGTAGCAAAAGCAAAATTGCGTATGCAAGGACAACGCCAGATCGAAATGTTTGAGCCTAAGCCCGACCCAGTTAATCACCCTACTCATTACAAAGTAGGTGGGATAGAGACGATCGACTTTATCGAAGCTAAGAAGCTTGGGTACAACCTCGGCAATGTAGTGAAGTATCTGACTCGTGCCGACCACAAAGGCAACAAGTTGGAAGACTTACGCAAAGCTCAGTGGTATCTGACACGTGAGATCAATTCGCTCAAGTGACACCTAACATTTGTTAGAACTAAGCCCGCCTAGTGCGGGCTTTTTTTCGTCTGTACTATTGACAAAGTAAAAAGTTATGCTATCATAAAGACTTGAAAAACTTTTTGGAGTATCAGATGAGTGAACGAATGGACAACGCACTTGCCCTCGCTGACAAGTGTTGGTCAAAAGCAAGCGGAACAAACCCCGAGTTTGTTGAGCGCTACCTAGAGTTAGCAGAAGAGTTGCTAGTGTCAAAGCCCGTTGTTCTTGGTGATGAATTCCGAGAGTACTGCGGCAAGAAACTTTTATTCCGACCCAAAGAACTGCACCCTAACGTATGGGTATCAGGCGTACGCGCTCTGAGTACGCTCGGATGGATTGCCCACAATGGTTACACGACACCGACCAAGTCACACAACCACATGCCCTCGGTCTCAGTATGGAAGAGCATGATCTATGGCAACGACACCTGAAGCCAAGGTCAAGGCAAAGATCAAGGCTATCTTAAAAGCTCACAACGTCTACTACGCTATGCCTATTGGTACTGGCTACGGCAATAGCGGTGTGCCTGACTTCCTGTGTTGCGTGAACGGCAAGTTCCTAGCGATCGAAGCCAAGGCGGGTAAGGGTCAAGCAACCGCGCTACAACTAAAGAATCTAGAAGCGATCAACGCATCGGGTGGGTATACGTGCATCATTCGTGAAGACAACCTCGAATACCTAACAAATGTTATAGCGGAGTGCATGCAGTGAACATATTAACAATAGACTTTGAGACATATTATTCTCGGGAGTTCAGCCTAACAAAAGTTACCACGGAGGAATACATTCGTAGCCCTGAGTTCGAGGCTATTGGCGTAGCTGTACAGGTAGACGATGGTGAGCCCGAGTGGTTCAGCGGCGATGGTGAATCGTTGCACCAGTTCCTCACCCGATACGATTGGGCTAACTCTTTGGCGTTAGCGCACAACGCCCCGTTCGATGGTGCAATTTTGAAGTGGGTCTACGGACTTAGCCCCAAAGGTTGGCTTGATACTTTGTCTATGGGTAGAGCGCTACATGGTACGGAGGTAGGCGGTAGCTTAAAGGTTCTGGCCCAACACTACGCCCTTGGTGAGAAGGGTACAGAGGTTGAGAACGCCTTGGGGTTACATCGTGCCGATTTCAGCCCCGCGCAGTTAGAGCGTTATGGTGATTACTGTAAGAACGATGTTGCACTTACATGGGAATTGTTTGGGCAGATGAGCAAGGGTTTTCCCAAGGTTGAGTTACGCCTGATTGATCTGACTGTGCGTATGTTCACCGAGCCAGTATTGCGGTTGCATAAGGGGGATTTAATATCGCACCTAGCAAATGTCCAATACACAAAAGAGATAGCGCAAGGCGCGTTTGCTAAAGAAGACTTGATGAGCAACCCAAGGTTTGCCGCTTTGTTGGAAGAACTTAACGTCAAGCCACCGATGAAGGTCAGCCCCGCCACAGGTAAGCAAACTTTTGCGTTCTCTAAGACAGACGAAGAGTTCAAGGCATTGCTCGAACATCCAAACCTTGAAGTTCAACTGTTAGTGGCAGCGAGATTAGGCACTAAGTCTACGATAGAAGAAACAAGAACTGAAAGATTTATTGGTATTGCCGATCGCGGTGCTTTGCCTGTACCCCTACGCTACTATGCCGCCCACACAGGGCGATGGGGCGGGGACGACAAGCTTAACTTACAGAACCTACCAAGGAACTCACCGCTAAAGGGCGCAATCATTGCCCCGGACGGATACATGATGATCGATTCAGACTCATCACAAATTGAAGCCCGTACGCTCGCATGGCTTGCGGAACAGAACGACTTAGTTGACGCATTTGATAGGGGCGAAGATGTATACAAAATCATGGCATCTGCTATCTATGGCAAGGACGTGTCAGAAATTACAAAGGACGAGAGATTCGTTGGTAAGACCACTATCCTTGGTTGTGGGTACGGCATGGGTGCGAAGAAGTTCCAAGCGCAACTCAAAAACTTTGGAGTGGAGATTACGTTGGTCGAAGCGACACGGATTATCGACACGTACCGCGCAACGTATCCGAAGATTGTTGAGTTATGGAAGTCTGCGGCGTCAGCCCTAAAGTCTATACTACAGAAACAGCACACTACGCTAGGCCGAGGCGATATTTTAAAGGTCGAGGGCATCAAAGGTATTCTGTTACCCAACACCTTGTACTTGCGTTACCCCAACTTGCGTAAGCTTCAAGACGATGACGGCGAAATCGAACTTGTATACGACACCAAGAAGGGCAAAGCAATTATCCCAACACGTATTTATGGTGGTAAGGTAATTGAGAACGTGTGTCAAGCATTAGCCCGTATCGTGATTGGTGAGCAGATGCTTATGGTTGCGAAGAAGTACCGAGTCGTGATGACTGTGCATGATGCCATCGCTTGTATCGTGCCGACTGAACAAGTTGAAACCGCTAAAGAATACGTTGAGATGTGCATGCGCACCCGCCCGAATTGGGGTATGGAGTTACCTTTGAACTGCGAAGCGGGGTACGGAGAGAGCTATGGAGCATGCTGAAAATGGTATGCGCATACTGTGGAAGTACATTAACAAAAGGACAAGGGACATCCACTTTTCGTGGGAACGTTGGAGCAGAGGCGACGCCTACGGGTTTTGGGAATTTAGATTACCACCTAAACAGGAGTGATAGATGACTTGGCCTTTTCCCCCATTCCCAAACCCCAAGGACAAGGGCACACGAGTGCCCAAGTTCAACCCTGACAACCATGAGGATGCGCCGGTATGAACGACGATGATGATATTCAAGAATACGTAAGCCCGAACAAGCAGCGGAATGATGTATTGGAAGAAGTAGCCAAAGAGTTTGAAAAGATGAAAGCCTTTGAGAAGGACACAATGGCAAGCTTTGCCGCTTTTGTGCGGGGGATGAAGCGATGATTAAGTACGACGGGTATGATGAAGCAATCATAGGCCCAGCAAGCATTTGGCGTGACAGTACAACCGTATCTGTATTAGTATATGACGCAGAGAAGATACGGGAAATCCTTATGCGAGACGGCATGGATGCCGAGGAAGCTAGGGAGTTCATTGAGTTTAACATTGAAGGCGGCTATCTAGGGATTGAAACCCCTGTGTTAGTTTGGCCTAACGATATATGGGATGAGTCATGAGTATTGTTTGGTCATTCAGTAGCCTGAAAACATTTCAACAGTGTCCTAAGAAGTACTACCATACCAAGATAGCCAAGGACATTGTTGAGCCGGATACACAGGCAACACTGTATGGAAAAACAGCGCACACTGTGGCGGAGGAATACATTCGTGATGGGGTGCCAATCCCTGAACAGTTTGCCTATATGCAAGCTACCCTAGACGTCTTAAAAGACATCCCCGGAGAGAAGTTATGCGAAGTAAAACTTGGATTGACGAAGAATTTAGAGTCGTGCGACTTCGATGCTCCGAATGTATGGTGGCATGGGGTAGCGGATTTGGTGATTATCAATTGGACTACGGGAACGGCACACTCCATAGACTACAAGACGAGCAAGAGTGCGAGATATGCGGATGTGAAGCAACTCGATCTTGTCGCTTGTGGATTATTCGCCAAGTTTCCGGAGATTCAAAGGGTGAAGTCGGCTCTCTTGTTTGTAGTCAGCAAGGAATTCGTGAGGGCAGTTCATCACTCGGAGATGATGCCAAAATACATAGAACCCGCCGCCCGAGACGTAGCAAGAATTGAAGCGGCGTTAGAAAACGGGGTATGGAACCCTATCCAAGGCCCACTGTGCAAGTTCTGCTCAGTGAAACAATGTGAATACAACAGGAATTAATATGCCTTACGTAAATAAACCCCGCCCCTACAAAAAAGAATATCAGCAGCAGATTGAGCGTGGTGAAAGCCCAGCTCGCTTAGAACGTCAGCGTGCTAGAGAAGGTATAGATAATAAAAATACAGACAAAAACAAAGATGGACGTGCCGACGTCCGTGAAGGAAAAGATGTTGCTCATATCAAGGCGCTATCTAAAGGCGGCTCCAACAAGAACGGAACCAAACTTCAAACCCCATCAACCAACCGATCATTTAAACGTGGCTCAAACCACAAAGTTGTATCAGAAGTAAGTACTAAGGAACGTAAGAAAAAATGAACCTATCAGAGTATACGTGGCCTCGTCCTCCGGGGTTCACGCCGTTCGATCATCAGAAGACAACATCAGAATTCCTTACAATAAACCGCAAGGCGTTCTGTTTCAACGAGCAAGGTACAGGTAAGACAGCGTCAGTTATTTGGGCTGTGGATTATCTAATAACTATTGGATTAGTGAAGCGTGTATTAGTGATCTGCCCTTTGTCGATCATGAAGTCGGCTTGGCAGAATGATTTGTTTAAGTTTGCAATTCACAGAACCGTTTCAATTGCTTACGGAGCCGCACGTAAGCGCAAAGAGATTGTTAGTCTTGGTGCTGAGTTTGTCATCATCAACTTTGATGGTGTTGGCATTGTCAAGAAAGAAATTATTGCTGGTGGGTTTGACCTCATCGTAGTAGATGAAGCGTCAGCCTATAAGAATGCGCAGACAGAGCGTTGGAAAGACCTACGAGACCTAACAAAAGCTATTAAGGGCTTGTGGATGTTGACTGGTACGCCTGCCGCCCAATCACCTGTGGATGCTTACGGATTGGCAAAGCTTGTGAACCCCAAGGGTGTGTCACCTTTCTTTGGTCAGTTCAGAGACACAGTGATGATGAAGCTCACTATGTACAAGTGGATACCCAAGCCAACCGCACAACTCATCGTACACAAAGCATTGCAACCCGCTATTAGATTTGAGAAGGCCGACTGCCTTGATCTGCCGCCCGTTACCTTTGTTGAACGAGATGCACCATTAACACCGCAGCAGTTAAAGTTCTACAACATACTCAAGAAGCAGATGATGATTGAGGCTGCTGGCGAAGAAGTATCAGCAGTTAATGCTGCCGTGCAAATTAACAAACTCTTGCAAATAGCTGGAGGTGCGGTGTATACGGATACAAGCGAAGTCATTGAGTTTGATGTGAGCAGTAGGCTTAACGTAGTTCAAGAAGTAATTGAAGAGTCAAGCCACAAGGTGCTTGTGTTTGTTCCGTTTACGCACACCATACAATTACTTGAGAAGCATTTACAAAAAAACAACATCACGTGCGAAGTAATTAACGGCGCGGTGTCAGTCAACAAACGCTCAGATATTGTCAAGCAGTTTCAAGAGCAACAAGAACCAAAAGTATTAATCATCCAACCGAAGGCGGCGTCACACGGGTTAACTCTAACTGCCGCTAACACAATCATTTGGTATGCTCCATGCACAAGTGTTGAAACGTACTTGCAAGCCAATGCACGTATTGATCGCCCCGGGCAAGTTAACAACATGACCATCGTACACATTACGGGTAGCCCCATCGAAGCTAAGATGTACACGATGCTTCAGGGCAACATCAACAACCACCAAAAAGTAATTGATCTTTACAAGCAAGAAATTTCTTCGGAAACTCTTGACAATGTAAAAAGTTAGAGTAGAATTAGATTTGTGTAGCAGTGATGGGTAACGGGTTAGCGCCGTTACAAACCTCCATAGTTTTGAAACACACTGCTTTATGTGAACTGCCACTGCTACACATTTAACCATTAGGAGAATTAGATGGACGAAGAAGTCAAAGACAGAGTTACCTCTATGGACTTAGCAAAGCTAACGTCTATATACATCAAGATCAGAGACAAGCGTGCCGACAACAAGCGCATGTTTGAAGCTGAAGATAACGATCTCAAAGAGCAAGCGGAAGTGTTAGAAGCACAAATGCTCGATGTATGTAAAGACATGAATGCTGATAGCATTCGCACCCCACACGGCACAATTATTCGCTCGGTAAAGTCACGGTACTGGACGAATGATTGGGATTCAATGTACACGTTCATCGAAGAACAAGGTGCATTTGGCCTGTTAGAGAAGAGACTTCATCAAACAAATATGAAGGACTTTCTTACTGAGAATCCCACAGTTCTACCACTTGGCCTCAATGTGGAGAATTCTTATTCCGTGGTAGTTAGACGTTCAAAGGAAAAATGAGATGAGTAATTTAACAATCATCAACGAAGACTTGCCCGACTTCCTGCAAACTGCAGGTGTCAGCGCACTCACAAAACAACTCGCCGGTAAGACTGGCGTCAAGCGCATCGTGCCCAAAAACGGAATTTTCCGTAAGACAGTCGGTGGCGAAGAGATGGGCAAGGTCAAGGGTAACCTAGACGTTATCATCGTTAACGCATCCCCTGCTGTGGGTCGTATCTTCTATGCAAAAGCATGGACTCCCGATGCCGAGCCAACTCCGCCCGACTGCTTCTCCAACGACGGACGCACGCCTGATGCCGGAGCCGAGAACCCACAGTCTGAGCGTTGCGATACTTGCCAACAGAACATCAAGGGTTCAGGCATGGGCAACTCTAAGTCTTGCCGCTACTCACGCCGTATCGCTATGGTGTTGAAAGAGGATTTTGGTACTTCACTTGAAGGCGAAGTCTATCAAATGAACTTAGCTTCTAAGTCATTGTTCGGTGACGGTTTTGGTGAGAACACTCACACTTTTGAAAACTACTCTAAGTACTTGTCCAACAACGGCAAGAGCTTGGACTACGTCGTTACGCAGATTAGCTTCAACGAAGAGAACGACAACCAGTCTGTGCTGTTCACGCCGACTGGCTACATTAACAAAGCGCAGTACGCTGTGACTAGCGAAGTAGCTAAGAAGCCTGATGTGTTGAAGATGGTAGTTATGACACCATACCAAGCTGATATGGCAGGTAAAGCCGCTAAGCTAGAAGCACCAACCCCCAAAGCCGCCGCGCCTAAAGTTGAGTCTCCCATTGAGGAGCCGACTAAGCGTGAAAAGAAAACTGAACCTAAACCCACAGTTAAGAAAGACCTTGACTCTGTGGTGAAGGCTTGGAGTGACGAGGATTAATATGCCCTATGGTTACAGCCAAAGCTTGGTGTTCGCAAATAGAAAAGCAAGCATTAAGTCTTTGGGTGTGGCTTTGGGTCGTGTTTGTATCCGCGCAAACATCAGCGTTAGCGAGGTTGCAGGGTTCTTCGGGGTGACTCGAATGACTATCTACAATTGGTTCAAGGGGGATGCCGTCCCCTACCACAGCTACGATGAAGCCATTAGCGATTACATAACTCATACCCAAGCTACCATCCAAATAAAGTAAAACATGTCATCTTTCGATCTACTCGATACGGTACTGCCACCGGAAGGGCGCTACTGTGTGATGGGGATTGGTAAGTATCCTGACCAGAATTTTGTAGATACTAAGGAAGAGGTTGAAGAGCTAGCGCAGCAGTTTGTTTTACGAAAGATTGACGTATTCTTTGGATGCGCCAAGTATGGTTCGTTAGACAACCGCACCCATGAAAATGCTAAATACTTCCGTGCTCTGTGGATGGACATTGACTGTGGCCCAACCAAAGGTGTACCCGACAAAAAAGGCATTATCAAAGGCTATCTCGATCAGCAAACCGGACTCGATGAGTTCAAGAAGTTCTGCATTGCGGTCGGCTTACCAAGGCCAATACTAGTAAGTTCTGGTTACGGCATACATGCGTACTGGCTACTAGAAGAAACAGTGTCTCGCCGAGAATGGGAGCCACTAGCCAATCGGCTTCGTGAGTTGTGCGTTGAGCAAGGATTAATTGTGGACTCCTCAGTCTTTGAGGCTTCACGTATCCTGCGCATCCCCGGCACATTTAACTTTAAGCAAGAAGAGCCCAAAGAGGTAACAGTACTAAATGAACTGACGCCTCGCATGACATATCAAGAAGTTAAAGACTTGCTTGGTGCGCCTGAACCAAAGGACGATGTACCCGATTTCATTCCGCGCTCAATGAGCCCGATGATGGAAGCGCTTATGGGTAACAAGGTTAAGCGGTTTAAGACGATCATGATGAAGGGTGAAGGTGGGTGCGCTCAGCTTAACTATTGCTTTGAGAATCAGGACAGCATTGAAGAACCGTTGTGGCGCTCCGCTCTTTCTATTGCAGCTTTCTGCGTAGATGGAGACAAGGCCGCACATAAACTGTCGGATCAGCATGAGGGCTACGATGCCGTAGAAGTTGACAATAAAGTTAATAACCTACGTAGCAAAGGTGGCCCACATCACTGCTCGACATTTGCAAAACTCAATCCGCAAGGTTGCGAGGGTTGCATCCATAGAGGCAAAATTAAATCGCCCATCATGCTCGGTGTTGAGATTGAACAAGCCGAAGCAGAAGATAACGAATACGCCGTTGAAGATAAAGACGGTGAGGTTGAGATACAGCACATACCAGAGTACCCATTTCCATTTTTCCGGGGTAAGAAAGGTGGCGTCTACATTCGACCTGAAAGCGAAGATGCCGAAGCCGAACCCAAACTTGTCTATGAGCACGATTTTTATGTGGTCAAGCGTATGCGTGACCCTGAGATTGGCGAAGTAGCTTTGTTCCGCTTGCACCTACCGCACGATGGTGTTCGAGAGTTCAGCATATCTACGATGGCTATCTCTTCACCTGATGAGTTGCGCAAGCAGTTGGCACACAACGGCGTTGTAGCCCATAAGTCACAGTACGAATCACTTGCAAGATTTGTTGTGTTTTTTATTAAAAATTTGCAGTACGTTAAAAAGGCAGAGACCATGAGAACTCAGTTTGGTTGGGTTGAGGGGGACAGCAAGTTCATCCTCGGCGATAGGGAGATTACAAAAGACGGAGTGTTTTACAGCCCGCCGTCAAGCATCACAAAAGATGTTGCCGAAAAACTTATCGTTAAAGGCACGATGGAGAAGTGGAAAGAAGCGTTCAACATGTACGCTAAGCCCGGGCTAGAAGGCCATGCGTTTGCCGCACTTACAGCGTTTGGCTCACCACTGTTAAAATTTACAGGTCTTGAAGGCGCAATCATTAACTTGATTCACTCTGAGTCCGGTTCAGGTAAATCGACAGCGTTGTTTATGTGCAACAGTGTGTATGGTCAGCCCAAAGACTTGACCTCCATGTACAAGGATACGTTCAACGCAAAGATGCACCAGCTTGGCGTAATGAACAACCTGCCTAACACCATTGACGAGATCACCAACCTAAGTGGCATGGAGTTTTCCGACTTGGCATACAGCATTAGCCAAGGCCGAGGCAAAAATAAAATGAATGGCTCGACTAATACGTTGCGTGTTAACAACACCAAGTGGCAAGGGATTACTTTAGCTTCAGCCAACGCCAGCTTTTATGAGAAGTTAGGAGTAGCAAAGAATACGCCTGATGGTGAGTCCATGCGCCTGCTTGAGTACAAGATTGAGCCTAACAACATCATCGACGTACAAGTAGGTAAGCAGATGTTTGACCACCAACTACGCGAGAACTTTGGGCATGCCGGTGAAATCTACATTCAGTGGTTAGTTAACAACTTAGAAGAAGCCATAGCTTTGGTGCGTAAGATTCAAGCTCGGCTTGATAGGGAAGTTCAGTTCAACCAAAAGGAGCGTTTCTGGTCAGGTGTGTCGGCGTGCAACATAGCTGGTGGTTTAATTGCATCTCAGTTAGAACTGCACAACTATGATATGAAGGCTGTGTACGACTGGCTCAAGGGTATGCTTGGCGAGATGCGGTTTGAAATTCAAGCACCAAACTCTACACCCGTGACAATCCTTGGTGAGTTTGTTAACGCCCACATTATTAATGCTTTGGTTGTAAACGGTGAGGTTGATGCTCGTAGTAACCTGCAGTCAATGCCTATGCTCGAGCCCCGTGGAGAGCTACTCATACGCTACGAGCCAGATACCAAAGAACTCTTTATCGCGGCCAAGCAATTTAAAGACTTTTGCGTCAAACAGCAGATCAACTACAAGACTACTTTAAAAGAGTTGGGTAATGCCAAGATTTACTTAGAAGGTGTGAACAAGCGAATGTCCAAGGGCATGAAGGTTGTATCCCCCGCAGTTCGGGTGCTAAAGTTTGACGCATCAGCCGCCGAGTTCTTACAGATGGATGCCTTTGTAGCTACAGATGAAAATCGAGACGGTGACGTATCAAATTGATTGGTCTAAATTCCGGCGTGGCTACTCTTTCTTTGTACTCTGCATTGACGAGAAAGCCGCCCGAGAAACCATTACAACAATCTGTAGGCGGCTAAAGATGACTGTGGTTACGAAAGTAGTTATAGAAGAAGGCGTAAAAGGTCTGCGAGTCTGGCGAGTTTGAGCTATACTAAACCCTGAGATTTCCTGAGTCAGTTGCTACTCTCCTTTTATCCCCGGCTAATCACCGGGGATTTTTTTCGGCCTTTCGTCTAGCCGCCATCTCTTCGGCTCGCTTATCCAAACGATCTTCAAGCGTACTTACGGCCTCTTCAACTATTGCAATATTTTTCTTCGTAACAGTTACGCCAGCACGAGAGCCTTCGCGTTGTTTGGCTTTTTCCCTTAGCGAGTTCTTAATACTATCGCCGTTGAGCTTATACGTTGGGTGCTTGACGTTAAATTTAAGTACTTCATTTTCTAAAATGTTATTGAAGTTCTCAATACCTTCGGGTGTGTCTTTACGTAGTTGGAAATCCAACTTGCTTAAGATCATATTGCGTTGGTTAACAATTCTTTGCTCAATACCGGTTAACTTAAATGCTGGGCCTTGAGTAGCCGCAAGAAGGTCAGGACGGAAACCAATTGCTTGACCGATCAACTCGCCCTTCTTCACATCGTCTTTGCTAACTAATTCTTTACCACGTGGAGTCTTCATACCCTCATCTGCATATTTGTTAGCAACCACGAGATTGCGCACGGCAGCGGGAAGCATTTTCTCCAGCATCTTCTGGTAATCACCCAATGCGTAGGCATCGTATGCGTCGGCAAAACCAAGTAGTAAGCTTGCAGTTGGGCCACCAAAGTGGTCTAGCATGAAAGCAATTGCGCTTTCGCGAGAAGTCTTAGTCTCTTTACTATCGCGGCCCCACAGATCATTCAAGCCAATACGGGAGCCAATGTCGTAGCCCGTGATTGCGTTCAATGGGCCACGGTCAACAATATCGCTTACAGGTACGCCGCCAATCTCAACGTCACCCAACTTCTCGGGCAAGAACACAGTGCGGAACCAAGTCTCAAAGTCAAGGTCTTTGAGTTCTTCAGGCCAATCATCGTCAAGCCCTAACTGACCCCAAGCCCAACCCATTAACCCCATGATGGGACTAAACAAAGCCATGTTTGCCGCACCAGCAAGAAGATAGGAAGTGCCCATCATGCCAAAGAACTTAGTAGCCGCTTCTTTTTTTCCTTCTTTATTAAGGAAGGGGATCATTTTCTTGAAGTTGGTTAGCAGCAGTAAAGACATCTGCAATGGGTACGTCTTAAACTGGAACGCAATCTTGCCGATACCCTGTTGCATAAACCGTGGGCGGTTTGTAATGTCGTAGTTACCAAGTGCTTCGTTAGTAGAGTCAACCGCTTTTTGCACAGCATCATCGTAGCTAAGCCCTTGCTTCTTACCCAACCGATACGCAGCTAGGTAGACGGCCTCACGGCTTAAACGCTCAGTGTTGTGCATCAGAGCGCCGACCATCAAGTTAGCTAGGCGCTTACCTTTTCCAGCAACACCTTCAAACTGCTCGGTGGACATGCTTTTGTAGCCCCACACCAAAGAAGCGTAGGTAGACTCAGACACACCACGGGCTACCATTTCACTAACGGCTTTGCGTTCATCTTCGGGGATAGACTTACTGTTAGCAATACTTGGCGCAGTAATAGAAGTTGTGCCGTCTACGTTAGTGCGGAACACACTGTACTGATTGACCAAGGTGGTCATCTTTGCAAGCTCAGTAGCCGCACCTGTAGCGTCGTTGTAATTACCGGCAAGTACGGGCAAGCCAGAAATGAATACGCTAGAAGGCTGAATCAAAGCCGACGCAGCAGAAGACAAGTACCAGAAGTAGGATGCTTTGTTTGCAATCCCAGCAACGGACTCACTTAAAGAGCCGTGATCGCCAGACAACGCCATGTCAATACGCTTCTCAGCTTCTTGCACAAACGGTGATAACTCTTCACGTTCGTTGATTGAATCACGTGCAGCCGACAATGAAAGGCGAAGCTTGGGTGCGTACTTCAAACGTGCCAACTGGATGGATTGCTTAGAAGCAGTAGTGGCAATATTGCGTTGCAAGTCTGTGCTAAAACCACCACGCCCTTTACGGTGAGTGAACTGCCTGCGGAATGACTGCTCTGGCATCGTAGTCAAATAGATTTGGTAGACCGCATCTTTTAAACCTTCCTTAGCCGAAGGAGAGCCTAAGTCTTTGGCGTCGATTGCTTCAAAGACTTTCTTAAGCATCTCACTTGAGTTCTGTGATGCGGCGCGTAGTGTCTTAAGGTCGTTACCTTGCACAAACTCTTGACGGAACAATACGTCTTCGTAATCTTCTCCACGTTTTGCGGCTAACTCTTTAGCCTTAGCATTACGCTCTGCACGACTTTCAAACAAATAGAACAAGCGGTTTTCGCCCGAACCAATCGCTAACCAATAGTCACCACGACGCACCAATGGGAAGAAAGGTTTGATCCTTGCATCAGCCTCAAAGGTCTTGCGTATAAGAGCCATCAAGTTTTTCTTCTCTTCAGGAGCCATGCCCTGAATACTATTGATCTGCTCATCTAACAAATCGGAGTACAACTCAATGACTGACTCGTAGTAGTCCCGCAGTTGCTTGTACATACGCTGACCGACAGGGCCAAGCGCTTTGTAGTCGGCGGCAAGAGTTGTTGTTTTTGGTGCGGGCTTAGCACCCTTTTTAGTTTTCTTCTCTTTACGCTCTACTTCTACTTCGCGTGCATTTGGATCGGAAGGATCAACCTCTGCCAACGTAGTGGCGTATATAAAGTCTGAAAACTTAGAACGGCTAAGTTTAGGGTCTTCTTTAAAGCCACGATTAAGCGAGCCAATGACTTGTTCGGCACCAGCTAAGAACTGCTGAGACATACCTAACATGCGTTGTAGCTGCGTATTTGTTTCACTCAGCGCAGAGATGCCTACATCAGCGGCCCACTTAGCCAAAAAATCAAACGTGGGTAAGCGCACTGAAGCTTGTAGTTTGATGTACCCCATATCATCGACTGCGTTGGCTAAAATTTGCCGAACAGCTTTAGGATCACGTGCCGTCTGCATCAGACTTACATTTTTAGACTCCTCACCTTCGCGGGATAAACGCACTTTTTCTTTTGCAATCTTTACGTCTTTTGCAAGCTGGAGGGCGGAGCGTTTTGCTTTTGAGTCAGCCTCTTCGTCAAACTCGGGGGGAGTGAACTTGCCCTTCTGTTGGAGCGCACCACCTTTTGTATCAATTTTGGTCAACCTTGTGCCAAGCATCTTGTCAGTAATATCAACCAGATCAGTAAACGCAGTTGCATCTCCGGCCTTAACACCAAACAAATCGCGGATGCTATCGACAAAACCAGAGAAGCCTGTGCCACGTTTACCTTGCACGGTCATCAAGAACTTCTGGAACTCAGGGCTAGACATGCCGTAAGCCAAGAATTCATGGGGGTCAGAGAACACACCAATAGATACTTTGCCCGTTCTGTCGCGGTCAGTAGTGCCTTCAATCATTTGTTGCACTTCTGGGGGTAGTTCGCCAAACAACACGCCTTCTTCATACGCTTCTTGCGTACGCTTCATTAGGCTTTCCATCTCGCGCATAAACTTCTGCAAGCTAGCGTTCTTAAACCCTTTGAATAGACCTGCGTCAATACGACTAGCCGTTGCTGCGTGCAGCAATTCGTGCAACACTGTTATAACGTTTATACCTTGTTGGTCTCCGAAGCTACTACCACGCACGTATATGGTACGTTCTTTAGACCCCGGGGTATACACAAACAAACCACGCGCACCGCTTAGCTGAGCTGGTATTGAATCGCCCTTCTCAACCACCACAAACTTAACGTTAATTACAAAGTTACGGATACGTTGCGCTACAAATCGCTGGAATAGATTACCAGTCTTAATAATGCGCGCAATTGCTTGTGAGCCGTTAGTCAGATTGCTAAACCCTGTGTCGGCTTTAGCTACTTTAACGTCCGATGACTTGCTAGCTTTAGATTCTGTTTTACCTGATACACCCGGGGCTGAGACTGCGCCAAGTACATCTTCTTTGGGGCCAGAAAGAACATCTTGAGCGGCTTTGATACCCCGGCGAATGTCAGCAAGCTCTGCTTCCGTAGCCTTAGAGTTTTTAATGTCTGCGCTAATCCGTTTGCCTATTGCGCTGCCACGAGCAATGTTAGGGTTACCCTGTAGTTCTAACAAACCACGAAGCGCACTGCGCCGAGACTGTCGTGCGTCAATCTCAGCTTGCTCAGCTTCTTCAAAGCTAAGTTCTTCAATCTGCTCTGGCGTTAAAGTCTGGTTAAGTTGGGCAACAAACTTCTTTCGGTTGTACTCAGCGTCGTTGTTAATTCGAGTTTGTTCGTTACGGGTTAACTTTTTCTGTTCCTTAACTTCAGGGGGTGCGGTTGGACGACCACGAGTTTTACCGGCTACTGCTCCGGTTGTTGGTGCCGCTTGTTCTTCTTGCGTTGTTTCGATGGTTTCAGAGGTTTCAGGGCCACTTATGTTTCCTTCTTGGCGTTGGGTTATTTCTGTCTTTACAAGGTCGTACTCAACATCGCTAAGACTAGTATTAGTAAGTTCTGCATCAAGCTGCTCGTCCGATAACGCACGGACTGCTTCAGGTGTAGCTGCCCCACGAGTTAACGCAAATGGCTGTGGCTTTGTTTCTGCGGGTGTTCCTTTTGACGCTTCCCTAGCTGCATCAAGTTCGTCAAGTTGTTTAATAACAGCATCAAATTTAGCTGAAGCCTCATTACGCTTGGCCTCTAAAACTTTTACAGATTCGTATTTTTTGTCTGAATCATAGTTACCGTTTTCATCAAGAGCTAACGGCTTGCCATCGTCGCCTAAAACATCTGCTGCGCGAACACCATCTAAATCAATTAGTTTGTCTAATAGAGCCGAGCTTTCTTCACTTGCTGCGTCAAGCTGTTTGATAAGTTCATCTCGTTTTTCAAAGTACGCTACCGTGTCTGATATGCCTTTGTCTTTTTCTTCGTCTGTTAATGCAGTCGGCTTGACTGTTTCTCCAGCAGTAACTCCTGCAACATCCGGTCTAGCAGATACCACTCCACTTGTGACAGGCTCAACAACTCCTCCGGCGGGGGGTTCTGCACTGGGCTGTCCAGCCACGCTAACGCTTTCTCCACTTGGAGTACTGATAGGTTCAACAACATTTGCTGTTCCTCCTGTTTCGTCCTTCGCAAGCTCATCTGCTTGTGCCTCCTCTTGGGCTAAGTTCTGGGCGTCAATCTTTGCCTGTTGAGGTGGAACCCCAATTGCAATCAGTTCTTGCGTAATCTGCTCAACACGACCTTCAGGTATTTTAACGGCTGCAGTCTTAGCTTCGGCTTTTAATTCTGCATCAACTTTACGTGTGGCAATGCCTTCAGCGTTCTCTGCGGGTATGCCTTGTTGTATATTAATTTTAGTAAGTGCGGCAATACGGTCGGCACGAACTTGTTCAGGCGTTGTCTTTGGTGGAGGCGCTTGTTTTAAGTCGTCGCTTGGGCGCACTGTCCCAAGTTCCCCTAAGTCTGTATCTGTTGGTTTTTTCTCTGCTGCAAGCTCAGCGTTAATTGTGGCTTGCTGCTCAGCCATTCTAGCGTTACGTAGATTAGAACGTGCTTCAATTGGAGCAGTAACGCCCTCGGCAATAGCTTCCAATAGCACATCGGCGGGTTTGTCCTCACCCGTAGCTTTTTGTGCGGCAAATTCACCACCTGCGCCACCACCCATTTGCAAGGCCAGTTCTTTACCCCACGCCGCCATCGTAGCTTTTTTAGCCGCAGAACCAGCAAGTTTACCTTCAGCAATAAGAGCCTGCGCGGGCTTCAAAAACCTACCAGCTATGCCCATAGACAAAGCATCAAACGTACCAATAATCAGACCACGCTTAGCACCCTTTTCCTTGATCTCGTCCATGATCTTAGGGTTAGACAAAGCTCTGGATATTGCGTTTGCATCCAGCATGTTGACGCCTTTGTCTTGTAAGACATCAGCCATGACCGAGCCGTATTCAATACCGCCAGAACTAAGACCAGCCGCAGTTGAACGTGCTACAACTCCCGCCGGGCCGAGCACCAAAGAAGGCACCATACCGGGCAAAGATACAGCTAAAGACTCCACCAACATTGTGAATGTTGCACGTGGGTTAGAAGCCAGAGCGGAGATAGCCTCACCGTAAGTTTCGGAGTTGCCAATTTCCATCATACCCGCACGGATATCTTGCGACGGGGCAGCGGCTGCTCTTTGTTTTGCGTTGCGTGCCAATATACGTCCAGCGGCATCTGCGTCGGTTACACCAGTTTGGAACAAGTAGCTTGTAGCAATATCACCCAGACTTGCATCTACACGCTTAAACATGTTGCCGGTTGCTTCTGTGGCGTACTGGTAAGGAGACTCAGTAAATTTAGTTTCAGGTGTGGCTTTAATTTCACCAGCAGGTTCAGCCGCAGCGCGAGGCGGGGCGGGCATAGCCATTGGCGCTTGCTGTTTAAAGTAGTCACTACCCCGTTGCTGTCCGTGCTTAATTACGTCCTCAAACTTAACACCCATGCTTTGGAGAGACTGTTTTAATTTTGCTTGGTCAGCGCCCTCTTCAAGAAGGTTAACGGCATCGTCAAGCATTTCAATTCGATTTTTATACGGGGCACGTTTAGGCGGCTCGGATACTCTTTCTACTACGGGGGTAGACGGAGTAGGCTTTGGCGCAGCGGGAGCGGCAGGGGGTGCTTCTTGAGCACCAAGGTAACCAAGAATTTTAGCTTTAGCTGCAGATGGATCATCAGTAGCAATATCGTATTGCTTACCTTGGTATTCGTAGATGGGCATTTAGCGCCTCAAGGAATTTTGATTGGGTTTCCAGCAGTACCGGGCGCTGCTTCACCAGCACCGGTAAGCCCTTCTGTTCTTGAGTGGGTAGCACGGAAACCTTTTTCCGCTTCTCTTAGCAGCCGAGCGGCTTCTTGTGTGCCTCCAGCTTTCATAGCTCTTCTATACGCTGCACCCTCTGGGCTAAACAGTTTGAAGTCAGCTATATCTTGTGCTACTGCGGCATCAACACGTTGTTGTATAGGAGCTATAGCCGCGCTCTGCTTGTTAGGCGCGTTCTCACTTGTAGAGAACGAAGTTGTACTTTTCATCTTAGCCGCTGCGCTACTTAGTGCATCCAAACGAGCTTTGTTTTCTTTACTTGGATCCATTGCGTATGCTTCTTCCGCATCAGCCAGACGCTCAGCCAATTTAGCCGCAGTAGCGCCCTTACCAGAAGTTTTACTATACCCAACAGTACGCGCTGCAATGTCTGCGCCGTAACGAAGTTTGTCGCCTTGGGCTCTGTTGGCATCTTGTTGGAATTTACGAGCCTCTGCCAAAGCAGCTTGAGCACCGCGATTATCCCCCATACGTTCTTTGCGTTCTGCGTCGTTTAAAGCAAAATTCATCTGCTCAATAGCACGTTTTTCTTGTTGTTCAGCGCGTCTTGATTCACCAAGCTGTTGTGCAAATGCCGGTGCTGCTTCGCTTGCGCCTTCAGCTAAATTACGGCCTTTTAAAATTTTTCCAGCGGCAGTAAGGTATGCCATACCTTCGCCAAATCTTCTGTCGCCAGCTAAAGCTTCTCTACGCGTTTTTAATTCTCCTCTAGCAGGAGCGTAAATATCTGGGCCTGCGGCTGCCTTTACACGCGCCATGTACCTATCAAGAAAAGCTTCTTGTTCTGCGGTGGTCATTTCTTTAGGTGCAAAGTCCATGTACTTATTAAGCGCTTCCTCTGCTCTGCTTAACGCTGTTGAGCTTGGCGCTCCTGTGCCTTCAGCCTCGGCTAGCAACCTAGACAAAGGATCATCCGCAACTGCAGTTGCTTCCATACTTTCACCGCTATTTAGACCACCTGATTGGAATGCAACAATACCGCCCTCGGCAAAGTCTTCTTCGGGTGTGTACATACCAGCTAAACCACCACCTGCGGCTTGCATAGTAGGCTGTGGCATCGGGGCTTGTTGTTGCGGCATTGGAGCTTGCTGCTGCGGCATTTGACCTACGGGAGCACCCATAGGGATCATTCCAGCCAGACCTTGTGGGGGTGCGGGGGGAGCCATGTTCTGAGCAACAATAGAAGGGGCAGAAGTTGGCTGTTGTGCTTGACCCGCCATCTCCATCATGTCGGCTTCTTTAACCAAACGCAATGCGTTTAACGCTGTATAAGAGTCTAACTTAGGGTCAGGACTTTGGCCCATTACCGCAGCACGAAGCATGTCGGGTTGTTTTCTATACCGTGCGGCATAGACAGATGCCATATCAATTGCCATGATATTTTCCTTAAACCAAGTTATTCAAAGCAAGTGCGCCAAGACCGCCACCGTTAGACATAGTTACACCGCCGTTAGCCATAAGTCTACTAATACCAGCCGCACCAAGACCTAGCGAAGCAATATTCTGTGCTGTAGAAGGAGGAGGTTGATAAATCGTATTGGACTGCTGAGTTAATGGCAAACCACGAAGCATGTCAGACATGAACCCCAACTGCTTGTACGGGTAGTTCTGGTAGTTCTGGAAGTCCTGCATCTGATTGTTCAGGATGTTCTGCGACTGTTGCTGTTGCTGGCCACCGTACGCGCTTTGCAACTGATTAATGCCCATACCTTGGGTGTACTGCTGATTACCCAACTGCCCTAACTGCCCTGCACCTGTCAGCGCTGTTTGTAGGCCTTGCAACCCCAAACCCGCACCATACTGGCGTGACTGCTCGGCTAATTGTTGTGCCTGCATTAATTGCTGTTGGTTGGCCATCTGCGCCTGTAAGTCCTGCCCAGCACCAAATTGTTGTACACCCAGCTTAGCTTGCAAGTTTTGACTGCCTAGACCTATTTCGGCTTGCTGGTTTGCCAGAGCCGCCTGCAGTGCTTGCTGTGCGTTCATCCCTTGCGTTTGCAGATGCGCCGCTTGATTCTGTACGTTAGCTTGTTGAGCAGCGCTCAAGTTAGCCAGTGCCGTTTGCAGTCCTGTTTGTGTGCCAAGCTGCTGAGTGCTAAGCATAGCGGCAAGGTTTTGCCCCCCAACTTGTAGACCGGCTTGCTGATTAGCAAGGTTTGCTTGCATTCTGGCGGCTTGTTCTTGGTTGAACTGTTGCTGGCCTTGAGTAAACGCCGCTTGTTGGCCTTGTGCAAAGATGTCGCCTTTTTGACGGGCTAAGTTTCCTGCCATCTGCCCACGCATCAAATAGTTACCACTTCCGCCGAACGCACCAGAACGTGCAGCTTGGGCATCCTGCGATTGCCCTGCAATAGCTGATTGACGGGCGGCGTCTTGTTGCTGGCGCTCAACCACATTGCGCATGTAAGGCGACATGTACTGGTCTTGCGTACTAGGACGTGTAAAAGACTCAGTTGTAATCCCCTGTGAGGGAGCCATCTGGTACTGCTGTATCTTAGGATCGTAACTACTTTTTGCCGTCGCCATGGTTGGCGTAGACATATCACTGCCCTTAACACTAGCAACATTACCTGCTTGATAGTAATTTAGGTTGGGGTTCTGTGCTGTATACGCAGTAAACGTTCCGGGGTTGTATGTGCCGTAGTTCATAGCACCTTGTGAAGCTAACCGCGCAAGGTCTGATGCCTGTTGAATCTGGGGCGACGCCTGCATGTTCTGCGCACCCGTAAAGGCTTGCTGCTGCAAAGGTGTGAACTGTGCAACTTTATCCCCCATGTACTGCATATAGGGGTTGGTGTTTACATTGGTAACCGCTGCGGCTTGACCCAGCAAATCCGTAACATACGGCTTGGCGTAATCAGGGATGGTTGTCTGCGACGACGATATTTGAGAGATTTGCGGTTCAGCCATGATCTATTCCTTATGCTGGAAGGTGTTTGTCAGCACGGCTATTGGCCGCTACTTTGTTTTTGCCTGTGGTTTTACCCCGCGCACGTTGCACACGATCCATCATGGCGTAGAGCTTCTTAGCACCGGCCTCTGTAGAGCCATTACCCAGTTCAGACACAATGCGAGCAGGTACTACAAACTCACCATCGGCAAGGCGTGCAGGTTGTTGCTTTTGGCCAATCGTTGCAGGGATGCTGTCAGACACGCCATCACCGGGGCCTCTGAGCAAGCGGCCACCATCAGAGTAGGAACCCAAAGCACCTAGCCCACCGCCCATAGCTAAACGAGGCAAACCTCCTGCGGCCATAGCGTTGCCGGTACCAGCACCTGCGCCTGTTCCATC